CCAAGCTCCAACTCCTCCACAACAGGAAAGTCTTTTTGGTCCATTGAATTAAATTCTTTTACAATAGTTACAAAGTCTGCCACATCATAATCCCAAAACTCCGACTCTGGTATCCCAAGGTATGCGAATACTTGCAGGTGCTTATCAATGGGGTCAAGCTCTTGGCTGTTATTAATCTCAGTGATGGCTTCAAACTGCTCAATGGTTAGCTCATCAATTTGGTTGGGGATTTCCCTGTTTAAGATAGTTATCATGATTTGTAATTTGAACAAATATACGATTTTTTTAATATAGATAGATGGCAAAGAAAAATATTCCGATTTACAAGATCACTATTGACCCTGAATACGCAGAGAATGGTGAAGACCTAGGCATTGAGCAGATAGCTTTCACATCCACTCCTGCCATTAAGGTGAAAGGGATGGCCTTCAATTCTCAATCAAAGCCTTTATTCTTTAGTGATGAACTCAAATATAGAGTAACTGCACCTGCCCTTATCCCTATGGAGATATATAGGTTTGATGAAGATACAGATGAGGAGTACTACGTTAAGTTTAGCAAGGAGGAGATAGAGAAGATTCATGGTAAGTTCATGCAACAATTGGTTAACAAAGACCTATTCAACCTTGAGCATGATGAGACTAAGACAGTGCCTGCATTTGTCCTTGAGTCATGGATAGTAGATACACCGAAAGAAGATAAAGCCTATTCATCATTTGGCATTGAGGTACCTGAGGGCACATTGATGGTTACAGCACAGCTAACTGATAAAGAATACTACGCAGAACTTGTAGCACAAGAGCAAATAGGTTTCAGCATTGAAGGCTTTTTAGGGATGAAATTAAACGAGCAAATAAAAACCAAAACAAAAATGAATAAACTACCTGATGGAGAGCACATCATCGAAGGGAAAATCTACGTTGTAAAAAACGGAGAGATTACTGAGATTAGAGATGCTGAAGTAGTGGAGGCTTCGGAAGAAGTAGCCCTAGAAGACACTGTTGTTGAAGAGACAGTAACAGCTGATGCTGAAGAGACAACCATGGCAATTGACCCTGTGCTAGATGCAGAGGCTGTCCTTGCTATCGTGAAGCCTGCAATGGATGAACAACTTAACTCACTACTCGCTATGATTGCTGAGATTAAGAACACCCTTGAAGAGATAATGTCTACCGAAGTTGAAGAGGAGATAGTAACAGAAGGTGTAGCCATGAGTGCTCACCACAGAATGAGTAATATAAACAAGTTTCTAAATAAATAATCAATCATGCGTAAATTAAAATTTGACTTAAACGTCGACAGTACTGCTTTATTGGCAGCTAACCCGGAGGCATTCTATTCACAGGCTTACTTGTCTGAGGATACTGCTGACAACTACAGAGCTTTACCAGGTGTAAAGTACAAAACTAAATTAGCAACCGTTGTTTTCGGCAACATCTTGCAAGCATCTAACTGTGCTTTCACTGCACCAACTGATGATTTGAACGCTAAAGAAATTGACGTATGCGCTCTTTCTGCAATGGCTCAGATTTGTCAGTTTGACTTAGAGCAATCTTTCTTATCATTGCAAATGACACAAGGGTCTAATGGAGATTTCTCTGTAGCATCTTTCATGTCTTTCTATTGGGGAGAAATGGCTAACAAAATCAATGGTGACATTGAGTCAATCAGATGGCAAGGTGACACAACTTCATTAAATCCTACACTTGCTTTGTGTGATGGTTACGAAGTTAAGTTAACTGCAGGTTTGACTGACCCAGCTGATACAGTTATCAATGGTGGTACAGGTGCAATTACAACTTTTGCTACTTTGCGTACTAAGTTAGAAGCTGCTTTCGCTTTGCTTCCTGCATCTATCGCAACTAGAACTGCTGACCTACGTTTGTACCTTCCTACTCAATTGGTTAACATCTACCGATTAGGTGTTGCTGCAGGTAACACTCAAGCGTTCATCACTCAAGATTTGAACTTAACTTTCTTAGGTGTGAAGATCGTAGTTTGTCCTGGTATGTCTAACAACACTTTCGTGTGGACATTGAAAGACAACCTTATCTATGCATTCGATGCAGAAGGAGATTCATCAGACCTTAGAGCTGTTAACTTGGCTGATACAGTAGCTGAGCCTTACATCCGTACTCGTGCTAACATGAAAGTTGGTTTTGAATATGTGAATGGTTCAGACATCGTTTTCTACTCTTAATAATAATAACCATAAGCCCTCTCACAAGGGGGCTTTTTAATACTTTAACACAATGGCTTGTCAAGCATTAGAAGCAATCTTAAAAAGTTGCGACAACAACAGTGGAGGTATCTATGGTATTTGGATAAACCAACAAGATGAGATAGCCTCTATCACTCCAACCGACCCATCATTGGGTGCAGGGTGGGACATTACAGCTATCACTCTTCAAACTCCTCCTGTACTATTTGAAAACTACTACATCCGTAGAAATACATCTAACTTTACCGAAGATTCAACCATTGACCTAGTTAATGGTAGCTCTTTTGTAACGTCTACAATTAACTTAATGTTTCACAGACGTGAAGCAGCTAAGTCTCGTGCACTCAAAATCCTTGGAGCTGGTCAACAATACTTGGCAGCTGTAGTCTTGGATGCGAATGGTAAGTATTGGTACTTCCCTTACTTGCAGGTATCTGCTACAGGTGAAGGCTCAGGAACTGCTCGTGCTGATGGATCTAAGTATTCAGTTACTTTAGTAGCTGAGAATGAGTACCTAGCATACGAAGTAACTATGTTGCCTGCTGCACTTGCTGCAATTGGTATTGTATAACAATTCCTGCCCTCTATATAAGAGCCCTGCCATTCGGTGGGGCTTTTTTTGTGAACATTTGCCAAGTGAGATTTAATATAGGTGTGATATACTTAAACCAAGGTGTTATTAATCAGTTTGTACTTACTCTTTCAGAGGTAACTACGGTTAGTACACCGCACTATTTGTTTGTGTTCACCAATGAAATGAATACTACTAGCACACCACAGCTATTCACAGCTCCTGACACTAGTGCATACCCTGAAAGATACAATCTGTTTAGCTTAGATGAGCCAACAGACATCACATTAATTAAAGGACAGTACACTTATGAGGTATATGAAAGCTCAACTGCATTCGTTTTGCCTCTAACCATAGCACAAACTACAGGTATTGTGATTGAGGAGGGGAGAATGGTTGTAAGTGGTCCTGCAGGTACATCAATATACGACTAACTATGGCATGGTACGAGAAACTATTTAACACAAAACCAAAAGGTCCCGAAGTAATTGAGGGCTATCAATCATTTAGCACACCATTCTTACCGGTAGGAAGAGGCAACTTGACCTTGCCTTATGTGAATGGAAGATACGTTCAAGAGTCATGGGTAAGATTTGGAAATGACAACTTGTATCCTGAACTCTTAAACCAAATGTACTACAGCTCGCCTCTTCATGGTGCCATTGTAGACTTTAAGACCAACGCTGTGATTGGTGGAGGGTTTAACCTTGCAACCGATAAGCTAACACCACAAGAGAAGCTAGAGATGTTTAGCTTTGAAAAAAAGATTAACCTTAAGCATACTGTTAAAGCTGTCACAAAGCAATTGGTATTGCACAATCGTGTGTACTTCAAACTATACTTTGGTGAGAAAAGAAAGCTAGTTAAGATTGAGAATGTATCCCCTGAGAAAGTAAGAATTTCAGCAGATAGAAGGTGGTACTATATCTCTGATGATTGGAGTACCAGGATAGAAACTCAGCAAGTGAGACCTTACCACATTACTTGTACAGATGAGTGCCAACTATATTCATACGAGGTCAAGTCAGTAGGGCAAGATTACTACGCACTACCTACCTACACAAGTGCTTTGAACTTCGCTTTTTTAAGTGGTGAGCTATCATACTTCGCTAAGAGCAACATTCAAAACAGTGTATTCCCTTCATTCGCTATGATGTTTCCTAAGAGACCACAGTCTGAGGAGGAGAAGCACATGATCAAAGAAACCATTGACAGGTTAAAAGGTGCAGCCAACGCAGGTAAGGCAGTAGCATTCTTTGCTAACTCTGCTGACCAACTTCCAAAGATTGAAAGCCTACCTACAAATGGTAATGATAAGATGTTTCATGAGGCATCTGCTTTGAATACTGAGCAGATTTGTTTCTCACATACCATTGACCCTATCCTTATGGGTATCCGGACCACAGGTAGCTTAGGAGGTGGTGCAGATATTAAGCAAGCCTATGTCATCTTTGAGAAAAACGTAGTAATGGAGCTACGTCAACAAGTAGTGACTATCTTTAATGAGATACTGACCATTGCTCGCATCCCTGCAGAGTTTACAATCAACAACTTCCAAATCATTAATGAGACCATCGTGGAACTTGAGGGAGATAGCTCTAAAACAAATGATGCATTGAACTCATTGAGTCCATTGGTAGCGACAAAGGTACTTGAGACTATGACTATCAACGAAATTAGAGCATTGGCTTCTTTAACTCCTGTAGATGGGGGAGATGTTACACAAGCAACTGCAACCGCAGCAGCACAAACACCTACAATCTAATGCTATACTTTATCACTGAGGCATACCTCAAAACAAACACACCCATTACAGCCAATGTGGATGTTAATGACGTAACTCCATACATTGCAACACAAGCGGCATTAAGAATACAGCCTATCCTGGGCACTACGTTCTACAATTACATGCTCACTCAGTACAATGCTCAGCTATTAACACCTGATGAGATTGACCTGGTAGAGTTTATTCAGCCTGTCATTGCATGGAGGTCAGCAGAGGATGCAGTATTTGGATTGACCTACCAATTAAAGAACAAAGGTTTGCAGACTCAAAATGGAGACTACTCAGCAAGCGTATCACGTTCAGAAGTGGCCTTTGGGATGGAGCACTATGCACAAAAAGCTAGTTTCTTTGAGCAACGTCTTATCAGATGGCTACTTGCTAACCGAAATTTATTCCCTATCTTCATAAGTGCTGCCAATACTGACACCGATTTAAGACCAATGTTCAACCATTGCTCTTGTATCTCTCAATTTCAGACCACTTGCACAGGGCTTTGTGGTAACTTCCTTGAGAATGGGTACAATAACAACATCCTAATCTTGTAATGAAGGCACAACTCAATATCTTACTAGGAAGTATGCAGTCTAATTGGATAAAGTTAGTAGCTACTGTATGCACTTTCCTGATGCCAATCTCAGGCCTGCTTTTTTTGGTAGGTTTTGTGATCATGTTAGATACTATAACAGGTGTTTGGAAGTCAGTAAAAAACAAAGTCAAGATAACTAGCAGAGGACTCAGCGCAATCATTAGCAAGATGTTGCTATATGAGATAACTGTCATTTTATTCTACATGATTGACCACTTTATCCTTAACAATATCATCCTTCAATTTTTCTCAGTGCCATTGCTTCTGACTAAAGTACTTGCATTGATACTTGTATCCATTGAAGTCATGAGCATTAACGAAAATTACAAAGCAGTTAAAGGACTTGACCTATGGCAAGCAATGAAAAACCTTTTTGCAAGGGCTAAAGACATTAAAAAAGAGGTGGATGAAATTAGACGTAAGCAAGATAACGCAGGT